AAGGACAAGCATTAGAAGCCGTCAAAGGATATGCAGGACAGATTGCGCTTCTTGGTGTTGCTACTCAAAATACCAAGGAACTTATCGGTAAGGGATTACTTGATGCACTAAAAACTGCTGCTGGAGATCAAGGCGTAACTAATATTGCAGACCAGATGGAACGCGCAGCAGCAGCCGTTGCGGACATGATTCGTGGTCTTGGTGTCATCGCAGCTAAATTACAAGTTCCTGAGTTTCTAGGTGGACTTGGTAAAGTCATTGATGTTCTCAGTGGTGGTACTTTCAGCAGATTGCAATCTATTGGCGCAAAAGACCGATACGCTAAAGCAGGTCCTAAAACTTCTACAACTTTGGCTCAATTCAATGCACAGGTGAAGACCTCGACAAATATCATCGGCGCAGATAACAAAGCCAAGTTAGATGCTCTCAAACTTGCTGGAGACCAAAAAGCACTTGATGAACTCAAGAAGAAAATGGATGTCGAACGCACAGATCTTGCATATGCACTGACACAGGCAACAGACGATGAGACTCGTGCAAGAATTGCAGCCAAGATTGCCATCCTTGATGGAGATGCTAAAGCTGCTGCCACACTTAATACCTTAGTCGGTGGACAAATCGTTGCAGCCGACAAAATGTATAACCTTGCTACTGCTGCTGCTAACGCTGCAAGTGCTTTGGCTGGTATTTTATCTTTGACTCCTCGTGCTGCTACTGCAACAACAACAGGCAACACAAGCGATTTGCCTATACCGCCAGTAGTCCCACCCACAAATACTGGCAACGGTGCTGCAATACCAACATCTGCTCAATACGCTAGTGCTTATTCAGGACAAGCTGGTGGTATTGCAAGTAATCTTCCAACCGTAAGTGTGAACGTAAGTGCTGGAATGATTGGTAGTAAAGAAGAAGTGACTCAATACATCCAAAATAGTTTACAAGACATGCTTCGCTATGGATGGAGTACCAATTACGCAGGTGGCTTGTAATGGCTGTCCCATCCGTCAAAGCAATAATCAATTTCTCTACTGGTCCTTCATTCGCTCAGGCATTTGTCATTGGAGTCGGTGTATTTGGCACTAACGTATTAGCCGATAGTGCTGCAACCATCGTCGATGTCAGCAATCAAGTAGATCAGATTTCTACTCAACGTGGTCGCAATGCTCAATCAGACCAATTCCAAATGGGTTCTATGTCCATGCGTATTGTGGACACAAACGGTGATTTCAACCCGCAGAATGCATCTGGTCCATATTACGGACTTCTTTCTCCAATGCGTAAGGTTCAAATATCAGCATCTTATGGTGGAGTCGGTTACAACATCTTTTCTGGTTTCATTACCAGTTATTCAACAAGCACTCCTAAATATGTCGGTGATGTCGTTTATACTACGATTCAAGCTGTCGATGCATTCAGACTCTTTCAAATGGCACAAGTTTCAACCATCACAGGCGCAGCAGCTGGTGATCTAACTTCTACTCGTATAGGTCAGATTCTTGACACTATCTCCTGGCCAGCCTCAATGCGTCAGATAGACACTGGAAATACAACAGTGCAAGCAGACCCTGGAACTTCTCGTTACGGCTTAGCAGCAATGCAAACCGTTGAAACAACTGAATACGGTGCGTTCTACATAAATACTGACGGTGTTGCTGAGTTCCATAATCGCAACTACACGACCAAATCAGTAGCTGCCAAGACTCCAGTAGTCTTTGCCGATTCAGGTGTCGGTATTAGATACTTCAATGCTCAATGGTTATTCAATGACACTTTGGTGTATAACCAAGCAAATATCACAGCTACTGGTCTTGCTAAGCAAACTGCCACCAATACTGATTCAGTAACTAAGTATTTCCTGCATTCATATAATCAACAAAATCTGCTTATGCAAACCACTGCCGAAGCCCTCAATTATGCTCAGGCATACGTCGCATCAAGAGCCGAAACAACATCCCGAGTCGATGCTATTACGCTTGACCTTTATGCAGCTGATTATGACGCTGGGATTACTGCCGCCCTTAGTCTTGACTTCTTCGATCCAGTAACTATCACAACGACTCAACCTGGTACAGGATCTAGTACAAGTACCCTTTCCAAGACTTTGCAGGTCTTCGGAGTCTCTCATCAAATAACCACTAACTCATGGAAAACCACCATGACAACGCTGGAGCCAATAATCGATGGATTCATTATAGGAAGTTCCCTATACGGTATCCTTGGCACTAACGTTTTATCTTACTAAGGAGTAGCAATGGCAACAGGAATACCAGCAGTCACTGGTGACGTAATGACAGCAGCGATGTTTAATGGACTTGTTGCTTTCACTCTTCAGACAACACAGACTGCCGATTACACAGCAGTATTAGCAGACGGCTATCAGACACTTGTTCAAATGAACAAGGCAACGGCTATCGCCTTCAAGATTCCTACTAACGCATCGGTTGCTATTCCTGTTGGATCAGTAATCACAGTTCTCAATATCGGTGCAGGTACTTGCACAATTTCAGCAGTTACTAGCGGTACTACTACCGTACTTAGTGCTGGTGCTGTTGCGGCATCTCCTACCCTTGCACAATATAAGAGTGCGGCCTGTATCAAGGTTGCAACTGATACATGGTATGTAGTGGGAGCTGTTGCATAATGATTGGCAATATTATTTCGGGAACTCTTGCACCTACAACACCATCAACAGTTGCGATTGATTACTTAATTGTGGCAGGTGGTGGTGGTGGTGGCGGTGCAGGTGGTGGTGGCGGTGCAGGTGGCTACCAAACTGCAACTGCATATTCAATGAATAAAGGTGTTGCATATTCTGTGACCATTGGTGCAGGTGGTGCAGCAGGAAATCTAAGCACTTATCTCGGTGGTAGTGGCACTAATTCAAGTTTTGCATCATTTACCGCGTCAGTAGGCGGTGGCGGTGGTAGTTCTGTCAACACTGCAACAGCACCGACAAATGGTGGCTCTGGTGGTGGTTCTGGAAAAAATGGAGTTGCAGCTGGAACAGGAACATCAGGACAAGGTAATTCGGGCGGTACATCTAATAACGCATCTGGATCACAAGGTTCAGGTGGTGGTGGTGGTGCTACTGCGGTAGGAACTAGCATCGTATCTACTGGCCCAGGTGGTGCTGGTGGTGCAGGTGGTACAACAACTATTAACGGAACATCTACAGCATACGCAGGCGGTGGCGGTGGTGGCGGTGGATTTAGCGCAGCTGGTGGCGCTGCTGGTTCGGGAACTGGTGGCACTGGTGGTAACGGCGGTGGCACTGCAACTGCTGGAACTGCTGGAACTGCCAATCGTGGCGGTGGTGGTGGTGGAGTTGGTTCCGTCGATGCAGTAGGCGGTGCAGGTGGCTCTGGCGTTGTAATTATCGCTTATCCAGATACAAACCCTGCTGCAACTCTTTCAGGTCTTACATATACTCAACCAACAAGAAGTGGTTACCGTGTTTATCAAATAACCGCTTCTGCTAGTGGAACGATAACTTTCTAATGGCACATTTTGCAAAAATAGAAAATAACATAGTCACTCAGGTAATTGTTGTAGGCGATGAATATGAAACTACTTATGCTCAATCTCGTTTAGAGTTTGATGAAATCTATATTCAGACCTCATACAACAATCGGATACGCAAGAATTACGCAGGTATTGGATATACATATGATGCAATACGCGATGCGTTTATTGCGCCTAAGTGTCACGATGTAGCACAACTCGATGAGACAACTTGTCAATGGACATGTGAGGATTCTTCCCATGAAGCCAAGATTATCTAAAGCTGCGTCACAACTAAGGCTTCAGGTAGATGATTCCTTCGCGGATAGAGATAGAACATCAGACGGCTGGGTTGGGGATACCCGACATTCTGCAACTGTCTCTGATCACAATCCAGATGCTGAGGGCTGGGTACGCGCCATCGACATTGATGCTGACTTGTCCAAGCAAAAAGGACAATCCGTTTATTTGGCGGATCAAATACGACTTGCTGCTAAGAATGGAGAACGGCGAATTAGTTACGTTATCCACATGGGAAAGATTGCTAGTTCAAAGAAGTCTTGGGCTTGGCGCAAATACGATGGCATCAATGCTCACAACCACCACATTCACATCTCGTTTACGAAAGAAGCTGACAATGATGGTGGCTTTTTTCAAATACCTATGATTGGCGGCACCCATGCCTAATGTCTCACAAGTAACAGTTACAACATCTGCAACCCTTTTGGTTACTGCTAATCGAGCAGACCAGATGGTTTATCTTCATTCTGGTTCAGGAACTATTTATCTTGGCAACAGCAA